CTCATCCATCCGAGTGTTTAGTTACACAAGGATCCAACGGCGTTTTAAAGCAAGGTTGCCGTACCTCACGGTGCGAGCCAAGTGGTCAACTCCTTCGGGCAAAGAGCCTATCCGGAGTAAGCACTTGAGGAGGGCCGCATGACCTGTTAAAGGGTCAGAGCGGTAAGTAGGAGTAGGAACAAGACAGCGCAACTTCAAGCGCTGCAAATCCTTATCCCACCCACTAGCCTGGGAAACGTTGCTGAACGTCCACCAACCTAGACCAGCCGATTGTCTTGAAACTGTAGGCAGAGGACCAAGAAACCTCTCAACGAGATCCCTTACATACCTACAGGCGTGCCACAATCCAGCATCGTAAAGCTGGTTTGCAAGTGACACAGTCGAGACGATCGCATTCGCATCCGCTCTACTTGCGGGAAACGGCTGACGGACATAGACGGGTTTAACCGACGATCCATCATACGCATCCACACCACAGCTCTCTCTGAACTTTCCAGTCCAGAAAGATTTGTCGGTGTTAACCTTGAAACCAAAAAGCTCAAGGTACTCGCAAATAGAAGGTGCCTCGTCTGCGGGGACAATAATGTCATCCCCGTAAACGTAAAGACCCTGGGAACACGAGAATATGTTCTTTGGGCTGACGCGTTTACCACGAATACTCAACCGAGAAGAAACGACAGCGATAAAGAACGCCATCGCTTCCATGGGAAAGCATAACGCGGACCCCATAGACGCAAACTTCCTAAGAGGGCGAACAACCCCACTAGGGAGCTTGGCACGTGTAGAACGGCAAGAAAAGACTACCCGGCGAAAATCCGGACAGCCGCTCAGCATATCCCACACGTGCTTAACAGACACGCGATCACTCGCTTCTTTCATGTCAAGCGTTGCATAAACGCCATCCACGGAAGAAGAAAGTGCTAACTTCCCGTTTATACTCTGATCGGAAAAGTTTACCCGACCAGAAGTATATGAGCTAAGGGTCTCAATCCTCGGCTTAAGGAAGGTTGCAACCGCCTGTTGTGCATACTGCATGTACACAGGCTCAGCTGCAATGACTCGCGGTGTCTTGAGTGTCTTAGGAACGAAGCAAACCTTTACAGGCACTTCGTCCCGGGGCGGAATCGCTTTAACCTGGTCGAGCTTTCCATCAAAGAAGGCTAGGTCGGCGGAACCGAACCCAAACTCCTCGAGTGGGAAACTCTTCTGTAACCGCTCTGGCCAACACAGAAACTCAAATTTTGAGTTCCCACGCAAACCTTCGGCAGTAACACCAGGTCCATGTCGAGGGATAAGTCCTTCAATGGGATCCCCATAGGGAACCCCACGAAGAATATCACCCCAGACGATCCGTGAAACACCAATAAAGATGTCCCTAAGATCATCGCGGACAACATGGGAGCGAAGATCCTCTTCGCACTTAACGTACCCTTTTTCGGCATCGGCTTGCCTCGTTAAAGTACAAGGCAGTTCGATTTTCTTCGCGAACAAGCAAATTTGCCTAACCGCGGAGATGCAGTCGATAGAGGGTGCGTCAAGCAAAACGCCGTCAGGACTGAATACCTGCTCCATGAAACCTCCGAGAAATCGGGGGAGACATTTATCTTTCCGGAACTTAAAAGCCGGAAAGTGAGAAGGGGAGCAGTATCCTACCTCAAGAGCTCTCTCGAGCCCCTTACAGTAGGACGGAAGGGTGATAGTCAAAAAACTGTCACCCTCATATTCAGTTCGACTCGTGACACGCAAAAAGTCACGAGAAGGGTCGGCACCGCATCTCATCCCACAATCGTGCAGGATGGCCTGGAGTAGCCCTACGAGGCTCTTCATCCTACCTCCTTTCAGAGGGAAGGATCCAAGGTTCCCAAAGAAACTACACCACCTACATCGACATTACTCGAACTGCTGGCTAAAGCTCTCCGTTGATGATCCGCATAAAAGACGGGTCAGTGGCGGAGGCCGCAACCATCTGAAAACCAACGGTCTTCAGCATACTCTCAATGAGAGTAGGGTTCGAGTAACTAGGCGTGTTGACAGGCCCAGAGATGGGCACGTCACAAACCACGTAGATAGCCTGCGAGAACTGGCTATTGTTGCCGTCGATCAACAGATCGGGTGTAAGTCCGGTCACGTCCAAACGAGACGTGAACCGAGCTCGCTT